CCTATATTCTGGTCAAATGCTGTGGCATTAAAGAACATAAATTGCATATCTGTAACATTACCTACATTCCAAATTCCAATATTTTGGTTAAATGCAAATGCACTTTGAAACATAAAGAACATACTAATCACATTACTTACGTCCCACCCGCTTATATCTTGATTGAAAACTAAAGCTGATTTGAACATATTCCCCATTTGTGTTACATTACTTACGTTCCAACCACTTATATCTTGGTTAAAAACTAAAGCACCATTGAACATGCCCCCCATATTTGTTACACTAACTACATTCCAACTACCAATATTTTGGTTAAATACTATAGCATCTTGAAACATATTTCCCATGCTTGTTACACCGCTTACGTTCCAACTTCCTATATTTTGATTAAATACTGAAGCACCATAAAACATAGTTGACATATCAGTTACTCCTGAAACATCCCAAGAAGTTATATTTCCATTAAATGCAGTATTTTGAAAGAACATTGATGACATAGTTCCAACGTTGGATACGTCCCAACTATTCAAACTTTGATTAAAACTGTTTGTTGCATTAAACATGCCAGCCATGTTTGTAACGTTGGAAACATTCCAAGAATTAATATTCTGATTGAATGCGGATGCCGCTGCAAACATATTATTCATGTTTGTAACATTTGTTACATTCCAACTACTTATATCTCCATTAAAAGAAACCGCAGACTGGAACATGGCTTGCATATTCGTTACACTGCTTACATCCCAACTATTTAAATTTTGATTAAATGCGTTAGCAGTATTGAACATGGAAACCATATTAGTGACATTGCTTACATCCCAACCACCAATATTTTGATCAAACGCAATTGCGACACCAAACATTTGTTCCATAGTAGTAACATTACTTACATCCCAACTACTTATATCTTGGTTAAAGACATAAGCAGCATTAAACATTTGAAGCATATTTGTTACGTTACTTACATCCCAACTACTTATGTTTCCATTAAAGGAAGAAGCAGATGCGAACATTTGTTGCATGTTTATTACATTACTTACATCCCAGGTGTTTAGATTTTGATTAAACGCAAATGCACTACTAAACATAAATCTCATGTTTGTAACATTACTCACATCCCAATTTCCTATTGGTTGATTAAAAAGTATTGCAAGTCCAAACATTTGTTCCATGTTAGTAATGGTACTAGTGTTCCATGAATTTATATTATTCACGGTTGCTAAACTAGTACAACTTGTAAACATTCTTGATAAACTATTCATTGCAGACAAATTTGGAGTGTCTGTAACAGTTGATAAATTTAGGTTAGTACATCCACTAAATATACCATTAGAATAGTTACCTAAATTCACATTACCAAAAGAAGTGATACTTAGTAACTTTTGGCGATCTCCAGTATTTTGGAAAGCAAATCCAGAACATGTTCCAGTAATAGTAATTGTATAATCTCCAGAAGAGATGTATGTGTGGGTAACTTGAGCTTGATTCCAAACAGTGATAATGTTACTAATTCCATCTCCCCAATTCACAATAAAGTTATAAGTACCACCACTTTGTAATGGAAGTTTTACTTGATTTGAGTTACTTGATCCCGCACTAGTATTTGTAGTTCTCCAAGTTGAAATAAAAGCAGTTGGTGATGTTGTTGTAGTAGTAGTGGTGGTGGTACTAGTGCTAGTGATAGTGGTGGTGCTACTAGTTGTTGATGTGCTAGTTGATGTACTAGTTGTTGATGTAGTTGATGGCACAGGAGTAATGATCTCTTTAATTGCCAAAATCTGTGCATCAATTATTTGAAGAATTGTTGTCAAATCTTGACAACTCTGTATCCCTGTTCCTGGAAGGTTAGGACCAACATATTTGACTTGCGATGTTGATAGCAAGTCATTACCAGGATCACTACATCCACAAGGATCAAGTGACCCACACCCTAAACATTTATTATTTCGCATCATAATTTTATGGAATATACATGATGTAATAAGCACCAATTGTAGGTTGAATGTTATTGTGAGATAATCCATCACCTGTTGAAGAATTTGTAACACTCACTGTTATTCCTGTTGTTTTGATATTTGTTGAAGAAGGATGATTAGTCTCATCTACTTCATAGCCACTAGAGCCACTACCAGCGTTAGCTTCATTATTGAACCATATTGCAAAATCTCCACCATTTGCAGGTTGGTGGTTATGTCCAGGATCTGTAACAGTTGCTGTAGCTGTGTGAGTATGAGAAGGGATTTGAGTAACTGACAAGGACACATTATTCAAACCTGCCACTCCGTAAAGTGAATAGCTTGGATTGCCTGGTGTAGTTGGATTAACTATAGGACTCATAGCTATGGTTCCAGCCATACTTCCATCTGTAGTTCCTACAGCAACACGTCCTCTTTTGTCTGGTGTACCATTACCTCCGTTACACAAATACACATCAATAAATGCACCAGAGCCTGCTCCTGTAACATCAAAACCTGTAAGAGGTCCATAGTATTCATACGCAATGTATGGTACCATTTTGTTCTTGTAAAGTCCAGATGGCGCAATGCTATCTAAATACGCTTGGATGAGCGTATTCAAATCAGCAAGCTTAACATAATTGGTTGTAACATCAAGAGTTAGTGCTGTTAAGCCAGCAGCTGTTGAGCACAACTTGTTAATAGCTGCTTGAAGAACGTCATGTGTATCAGACGATGCTGTTACACCTGTAAGGCATCCAATTGAATAATTGGCGTTAAGGGTGGCGAGCGTTGCGTCAATTGCCGTAACATTGGTTTTTAAAGCACAAATTGACTGCAACAATGCTGATATAACATCATTAAGTGTGATGTCACCAGACACTGGAAGAAATCCACTCACCAATGGGCAGAGATCAGCTGGATCAATAACAGGAATGATTCCATTACCTGTAGACAAGTCTATGATAAATGTTGAAATTTGTAATTCAACAAAAGCGAGAGTATCGCCAGTAGAAATACCAAGAGCAGAAATATTAGATCCTGTATATCTTACGCACTGATCAGATATGATTTCTGTGCATCCGTTAAAGCAATTAGAGCAGCTCATTTATTTATATTTTAGAAGTTTTACTTTACTAGCTATTTGACATACGCTAAACTCTTTAGCGTAATCTGGGTTACAATACTTATATGTCAAGATTCTTCTATAGTTAAGAAGATCTATCATTGTTGTATATGGAACAGGCATATTCAATGCAAACACAGTGTTGTTGTAAAGATTCTTTGCAACTTCTGTAATCTTGCATTCAATATCCTGTAACAATGTTGGGATATCAACACATTCAGGACAAGATGTTAATCTAGGTTGTAACATACTTATTTATTTTTAAAAGATATTTATACTAATCTTTCTAGCTCAATTCTATCAGTAGTAGGTTGCTGCACAACTGTAATTGATTCTTTCTTTTTATTTGCACAATATGCACACATCCCATTTTTGAGATTGCATCCACATCCTACACTTGCACCACAGGTTGAACACTTTGCCATATTAGTAATAAGTTGTTACGGTTGCATAATTATTTCCTGAACATCCACAGTTGTTTCTTAGGAAGTTGTTCAGCATTTTGTCAGCTTGAAGATACAATCTATTTGCTTCAACTGATGCACAATTATTTGCAGCTGCCATAGCTCCATTGATAAAGAATGATATAGATGTAAGCTCCACTTTAGATTGTGTTTTAATCGCTCTATCGCACTCCATCATATCAAGTCTCATAAATGCTCCATCAAACTTCTCCTGAAGTCTCTCAGTACGCATAATAGTTCTCTCAACATAGTTTACATTTGCTGGAGCCACTGAATACTTCAAGTAATAAATACCATCAGGAAGAGGATCATTCGTTCCCACTGGTGTAATACCTAGATTCGAAGATGATAGTACGTTTACCTGATTAACAAGAAATGGAATGTTTA